CATACCTTTCATTGGCTTTTTATACATTTTCTTCTCCATTTTTAAACTGGTGGCTGTCCCATGTTTTGATTTGGTGCTCCTTGTGGAACACTCACTTGTGAACTTGGAATTCCAGATAATAAATCTCCTAGTTCTTGTCCACTTGATGAAATAGCTAAATCTTCTTGTCTAACTTTTTCTTCTTTTGCTTCATTTCTTTCTTCAAGTGATTGAATAATAGATAGATATTTAATTAATTTATCATCATCCATAGATTCTAATTCTTTCATTGCCTTAACACGAGTTAGAGCTGCATCAGCACGATCTTCAACTGCTCTTGCTGTTCTTTCTGTTTCTAGTGAAGTATTTGCAAACGCTCTGGTAAAACGCTCTTTAGCCCCAGCAAGTTTCTCAATTGATGATGCTTTAGTATTTTGTACTTGTGCATCTAATGCCTCAACTTGTTTTTGTAGCATCTGCATTTGCTGTTGTTGAGATTGTTGTTGTGCTTGTTGTTGCATCTTCTGGTTTTCATCAATCTGAGCAAGTATTGTAGACTTAGACTGTATTGGAGCATTCTGTACAAGCATTCTAGGAGTAATAGGACTAACACCTGCACCACCAGAAATTGTATAAATATCTACAAGCTGTCTAAAGAATGTCTGCTTTTGTGTATCTGTTAACGGACCTTCAGTAATTGCAATATCGTATTCAATAAATTCTTTAGAATAGAACTGTTCAGAAGGCTTTCTACCAAGAATTTTTTCTACTTTTTGTGGCGTCCAAGTTTGTAATAATTTAAGAATTTTTTTCGTTAAATGCTTCTGTGCATATCGTAAGTTATCAAATACACACTGCAAATTAGTAATTGCAGCACCTTGTCTAAGCATCATCATTACACCTGACTCATTGCCTGACTCTGGTATACCAAAAGCAGCGTCGTTAACACCAAGAATCTCACTCATGGACTTAGCATATAAATCTTGCAATTGAAACATTGATGGTGGAATTTGAGCAGCTTGTATTCTTTCTATAGCACCTGGCTTAGCAGATTCATTTCTCCAAATTACTTTACCTTGACCTGTCTGATAAAGACTTCGTGGGTTAATTACTGAGTTCTCATCAGCAATCCATCCAGAGTTAATTTGTGATTCAACAAGATCAGTCATTTGAGATAAGCGTCGGTTACTTTCTCTTTGTGGGTCTACCATGCATCTAGTTAACGACTGTAGTTTTATAGACCATTCCTCACATTCTGGCTCAAAAGTACCTACAAATGGAACAAATGGAAACTCATCAAGACCAAATTGGTTTTCTACTGTCTTAAAATACACTTCATTTAAAATAATATGACAAACAACCTTCTTCTTTTGCTTGTTAATTTTTTTAAGTTGTGGGTAGTTTTCTAGCATGAATTTCAACGATTTTTTATCACCATCCCATTCCATGTGTTCACCAGTATTTTCATCAACTAAAATTGGAATTGTATCCCATTCTTGCTTGTAATACTCTGTATATGCAATATAGTTAAGTCCTTCAGCTTCTGTCTGATAGGGTAACCAAGTAAACTTATCATCACGTGACCAACCTTGCCTGTATACTTCCCAAACTTTATCTTCCATACCAGGAAGTAATGAGGCAGCTTGTGATGGGCTCAAGTACTTTCTTCTTATGACATATCCACAGTCACTAAAGTCTAGTTTAGTAAAGAAAGGGTCTGTAATAAATCCAGAATAAGGTTCGCGGCCAAATTTGATATCACCATTTACAGGGTCAGCAGTATAGTCCATATAGATAGTACAAAGATTCCATCCAGTTTTAATAGCTCCTGAAAAGGAATCTGATATAGCCTTATAACCATCACCATTTTGAAGTACATATTGGAGTAAATCGGATAGGTCATCTGCGCCTTGCTGGTCTTTTTCTTGCTGGGGGACTATTACTGAACTTAGTCTATGACTGCGTTGATAACCATCCACCATATTTATATTTTTACGAATTAAATTAAAAACCCAAGCATTTCTACCTTCTTGAAAAAGCTTTTGTCTTTCACCTTCATCCCATTGATTGCCCAAGTACATGCGAAGATCAATATTAGCTAGTGGATAGAAAGGGTTCCAAGCATTCCAAGCAGATTGATAGTCAGAGTCATAGTGTTTAAGGATATCATCAGCATTACGAGGTTCCACTTTTGTATCATCAACATAGTTATAGTTGTCCAAGAAAAGCCTCCGACAGGTGAGTAAAAGGGGTAAAATGGGCATTCTTCGTTAAGTCATCAAAAGATGTATGTATATTCGGGAAGTTGCCCTTTAGTACCCCACCACCTTCTCGAGTCACAAAAGATTTCTTTACACCTAATGGACTAGGATACGAGACAGTGGATTTGATAAGTACATAGCTTGCTTTCATAAACCCTTTTTTAGATACTTCATATGAAAAATGATTATATCTAGGATTAAGTTTTAATTCTATATATCTAAAGAGTTTCTTATTATTTTGCAAATTAAAATGTTTGCATATTTTTATATAATCTATGTAATGTAATTTTATATATACAATACAAAATAGTAATTTACTATATTTTAATGAATTATTGGTAATCCCAGTTGGATTCTCTTTCTAGACGCGATACATCATCTTGTGTCATACCTCTTCCTGTTTTTCGGAAGAAATGTGTAAAAAGTGCATATCTTAGTGAATCTAAACAATTCAATACTAATATATCATTTACAAAATAGCAGTGACATTCTTCAACATGTAAATTATATACTTTTTCTACATGACCAGAAGTATAATTTTGAACATGATCTTGAACAAAACTTAAGTTTTGCATGCTTGTTACTTCCAAAAGGTTTATTGCAATAATTGCAGTCTCTAATGACATCGTCAATGTGACTATCTCTTCTGTATTTAGCTCTACATTTATTTGTACAAAATTTTGTGTTGCTTTGTTTTCTTGTGACATATTCTGTATTGCATTGTATGCATGTACATTTTCGTTCTGAAAATTTAAAACATTGTTTTCCATGTTCAATATGCCACTTTTTTCCTTCATGACTTCCATGCCATTTTTTTGTAAGTCGTCGAATTCTTTTGCAATGCTCCCGTAGTCTACTGATTTCTTGTTCAGTAAGATCTTTTGCATGTAATTGATGATGTTCATTGGCAGAGAGTAAACAGAGGTTACTAATGTCATTGTTGAGGGGATTTTTGTCGATGTGATGTATATGCATTCCTTTTGGTATTTCTCCGTTTGCATATTTCCAAACTTCTCTATGCAGACTTTCAAATCCTTTTCTTTTATCAGCCATAGCCGGTGTAAAGTAGACTCTAGAAGTTCTATCTTTAGCGTATGGGTACCTTCTATATCGGATTCCATTAAAAATAAGTTGTTCTTTTTCATGCATACTTCTGTCTCCATTTTTAAAATAGTATCACTTTTATTCAAATCTTTTACTTCTATCCATCCTCGATTTACAGTATAGAATTTGTGAGACTGTGTGCATTTAAATTGATATCCAAATAAATTATACTCATATACTTGATCTTCGTTGACAAAAGTATCTATAACTTTTTTATATCCTATAGGTGTAAGGACCATATCTCCTTTTTTAATCATTTCAATTGAAACTTTACCTAATTTTGTAGAAACTAGTGAACCCGCAGCAAAACAATGATCAGTTTGTTTCACCGGCTTGTCTTCTCCTCTCATCGATGCCTTAGTATCCCAAACATAAGTGGAGAATTCTTTGATCAAATTCTCACAACATCTACAAATTTTAAGCGTACCATTTGTCATTAGCTGACCAACATATCGAATTCCAGGTACAACTTCGTTATCAGCATCTAATAGGCCTTTTATGCCATTTCTGTACATCTCTTGCTTTAAAGATGCAGCAGATGGATCAACATAAGTACTTTTGACATAATATCCACGTACAAAATTCTGATAATCGATAACGTAATCATAGTCAGACTTTTGCCTTAACTCTTTTTTTGAGTCAAAGTAGTATTCTTTCTCTACCCACATATTTGGATAGGCTTGTGAGTTATATCCTATCATAGTAAAAACACAGGGGTTAGTTGTGCCATAGTCGATGCCAACTATATAATACTCCGCTGGTGACTCTGCATATGGAATAACATGGATTGAATCATCAAAGAAATCATACACAGCACCATCAGCAATTACCCATTCACCAAGAATAAATCGTTTATACCAAAGACCTCTATACTCTGATGAAATATCTTTTATATACTTTTCTGTCAGCGATGGATTGTCATGTATATTAAATTTAAAAGTTTTTATATCAAGCTCATCACCTCTATCTATAAAATCTCTTTTAAGCCAGTGAAAAGGTGAGTCAGGGTTTGTAGATGCAAAAAGACAGGCTCCAGGAATTGAAAGACGTGAGAGTAACATCTTAAAAAAGTTCTCAGGCATTAGAGTTGCCTCATCAATTAATGCACCTACAAATTGAGATCCTCTGATCTTTGTTTCTGCCCTATCGTCATTAGCACCGATCACATACATGGTACGATTATAGAATTGCACTTCACCTTTGCCTGCTTTATAAACAAGTGCATTACCAACAATGCTCTGAAGAGGCATTATAATATTTCGTTTAATCGTTTTGTCTGTTCTACCACATAAAACAAGAGCACCCTCAGGGCCGTTGATACAAAAATCAATCCATCGAAGTAGGCATATGAAAGACTTGCCAGATCGAACCGCACCTTGGAGAATATTTATCCTAGCTGTAGAATTGATGAAAGCGTTATGTTGAGTTTTACTGAGTTGTTTCATCTTTTATTTGTTCTATATAATTTTCATCAATGATTAGTTCATGGGTTTTGCTATTAAGTGTAATTTGACTAGGACCACTAACTTTTAATAGCTCTATAAATTCTTTAATTTCATCAGGTATTTCTTTTTTGTGTTCAGGAGTTTCTTTTTGACCCAGACGTTGCTTACCAAGCCAAATTAGCATTACTCTATCACCTTCGAGTGCTAGCTGAAATTGCTTATGCTTTACAAGCGAGTTTCCTTTTTCATAGTGAATTTGAGAGTAGTAAGACCAAGCTTGATTTTTTTCTTGAACACATCTAACGTACAGTTGATGCGGTGTTACTCCAAAGTGTGATGCTATTTCCGTTCCCGTACAACCAGCCATAGCTAGCTCTTCAACTTGTCTCCAATCAACTAAAATACGAATAGCCGATGTGTCGTTTTTTTCTTTACG